CATCAAGTAAGTAGTATCCAGTGACAGTACCGCTGGTAATCGCACTGCCATCTGTTGCACTGACCAACCCGAATACGAATCCTGTTACTGCTGTGTTCTTCTTAAACACTTTTAATAACCACCTATCAGTGTATTAATATTCATCGCCCACGCTGGTTGAAACCCGCTTGGGTTATCCCAGGTTATCCCACCATAATGTTTAAGCACGGTTATTTTTTCCGTGCTACTCAAACCACTGGTTTCAGGATTAAATACGATATTCCGGCCAGGGCCACTCGCCGCCGCAAGCATGGACCATCGTTTTGGTTCTGTATCAATCGCCATTACGGTCCTGTCGCTACTTCGCCTTTAGTGGCGGTTGTTCCGTCATCTGACACGGTGGCTTTATGGTCCACTGTGGCGGCATCGTCATTAAACAATGAGTATGTAGAAGACGTTTGTGTGGACTTGTTACGCCATGCTTTGTACAAATAATTTATTTTCGCTGCTAAAGTAATAGTAGCTCCTGGCGTGCCTTGACTCGGTTCAGCATACGTGTCCACATTCAAAGCATCTACTACTTCCGTGTTAACGTTTGCCGCAGTTATATCATTGAAGCTGGTCTTACCAGTTGAGTCTGTTGGTAGCCCGCCGGCTGCTCCTGCTGCGGCATTAGGAAGCGGGTTCGTTGTTCCTAAAGCAACCCCATTCCATTCGTTCACACCCACGTCATTCGTAACCGTAGTAGCTGTATTGACTAGATTAACCGTGGTACCTGATAGATTGTTTGACGTAGTGGCGTTCTCCACGTTGCCCCAGTCGATACCTGCGGCACCTGTCGCCGTGACATCCAGTGTATTCCCCGCAGTAATCTTAGCCCGGTACAATTCAATAGTTCGTGTCACAGGTGCCATGCCCGTAGCGGTGATATGGAAAGCCATTTCCTCAGAATCGTTACCAGACCCGATAGTCATATCCTCGTCAAGTAATAACTCGTAGACCCCTGGCATATTCGTAGCATCTGTCTCATTGACCGTTGGCGTAGTGAACGCTGCTGCTGCGGCCCCGTTACGTGACCGGTAGACCGTAAAACTAGACAGCCCCGTCTCACGTGTCTTTAAATCCGTTGAATCTACTGCTACGAAATAGATATACTGGTCTGTTACTCCGCTTGGTATTCTCACGATACGTATCCACTGTTAATTGGGTGTAAACCTGAGTGACCGCCGCCACCACTCGCTACTACTCCGTGTTCAATTCCGGCTAATCCTTGATTTAAGACATCTGCTGCGGGTGCTGCACCTGAACTAGATTCTCGTAGAATACTGTCACCAACACCACGGGTCACATTGTCCGTGGTTTCTTGTACTATGCAATCTCCGACCGCCCTAGTGACTGCCATTACACGCCCCTAATCGTGGGATCAACGTAAACAGTATAAGCGCCTGACACACATACACGCCCGGATATGTGGCCAATCTCGGCAGGTGTTACGCTTGGACAAACCAGTTTGCCGAACCAGGCTGTCCCACCCTCGCCTGTCCAGTCACTCGCGCCTAGATCCCCGGTTGCTTGATTCGCAGGCGTATCTAACACGTAAGCCCTGTCGTCGTAGTATGTGACACTGCTTAGTCCGGTATTATCCTTAACCGCCCATTCGCCCCAAACTTCATCATCCTGGTAAGCTGTCGCTGACCCGTCACGCACCACTTCAAATGTAGGCGTAATTGCTGAAGTACCGTCGTGGTATATTTTTACCCAGGGCGACACATACGGGTGCGATATAGTCGCGTTTGTGCCTGTCACCTTCAGACTGTAACCGTTAGTACCATCGTATTTTGCAGCCCCAGTATCATTTGCGTAGATAGTCGCGGATACAGTTGTGTTGCCAAAATAGTCGTAATGTGCAAATTCATAATGCACATCACCTACCGAGCTATCACTAATGTACACTTCCGCTTGCGCCTTTGAGCTAATTGTGTCGACCCATGTTGCTGAAGCGTGCATGGTGCAATTGTTAAATGTAAACATCATAGGTGTGACGGAAGCACCCGTTACGATAGTCGTGGCTAAAGCACTAAAATCAGATCCATGGAAACTCGCTGGCCCGTGTGAGGCTGCGGGAAAGACCACACTGGGCGCACTACCCCCTAAGAGTGCAAATGTATCACCCTCAGAGGCGTAACGCCCATAAATATAAAATCTCTGAGACGCATGGTTATCAAAGTTGAATGTACAATTTTTAGTGTTAAGATACGTGTTGATCCCAACCGAACTTGTCCCTGTGACAAAAGTGCCCCCGCTGCCCGCACTTTTTAGTGTAAATTCACATTGCTCAAACACCTCAACATCCTGATCGTCCGCACAAAATTTAATATCGTCAAAATTCCCGTTGACTTCAAAATGTATTCCATAACATTTAAAATTACCTTTAAATATTATGTCCGTTGTGCTGGTGGTGCCTTTAATGTGTCCAGTCGTAGCAAGCGCGTCTGGTGTGGTGGTTCCAGTATCAGTACACGCGTGCCATTTGATAGGGTTTGCGTCAGTGCCAGCGCTAAGATCATAAGTTGTATCAACAGTGATGTTGTACGTCGTACCTACTACCATCCAGATATCGTCCCCAGCACTTGCAAAGGCTGTTGCGGTTAGTGGGCTGGTCGCCCCTTTGGCACGAGTATCGTAAGGACTGGTATCTGACCCTGCCGAGTTTATCCATACATTAGCCATTTCCTAGCAATTCCTCCCACTCTGCATCAGCCAGCATTGTCGCTATTCTGCCGGCAGAAGCCGTAAGCCCAGCATTTATGTCCGTACCTGTAGGCGCGCTGTATGTTTTGTAGTGATCAACGCCCTCTGAATCCGTATGCTTTTCTTCCACCGTCATCTCCGTTGGAGACTTTGGCCACGTTTGAAATGTACTAGATACGATACTCACTATTCGCCCCCTGCCGCATCTACACTAAAATACGCTGTACGCAAATTTTCCATTTTAGTCTTCAAGGTGTTCCACTGGCCTGCTGAGAGCCCAAAGACATTCCGCACTTCTGTTTCAGTGAAGTCGCCGGCATCAATATGATTCAGGATAAACGTCGCTATTTTCGCGGTTCTTTCCCGTGAACTGTCTTTATACGCAGCACGTATTCTCGCAGCTAATTCTGCTTTTGTTTGATGCTTAAGCACTAGCACGAGCTACTAATCCTCAATCAATTTAGAAATTTGCTTCTTAATCTTAGCCAGTTTCGTTTCTAAAGTTTCCACTTCTTTCTGTTTAGTATCTTTTTCTCGTGATAACGCAGCTACGTCATCCTGGAGCATACGTTTCTCGACTTCAGCCTCACGAAGGTATTGCTCATTGATTTCTTTAGCCTGGTTAGATTTCACGGCTGCGGAGTCAAGTACGGCTTTGGCTTGCTCATCAGCATTTTTAATCACTGCACGCGCCTTGGTGTCTGCGTCAACGATCATCTGTTTCGCTTTATTCTCAGTCGTGATCAATTCATTCTTATTCTTGAGCCTATCCGCAGTTATCTTCTTCGTTAGCACATCAAGCTCTTTCTTCGCATTATCTCGACGCCGCTCCAAGTCTTCAGCAACCTGTCTTTCGCGTCTGGTTGCTTCGTCAATCGCCGTCTCAATCGCCCCTAAGTCCTCCAGGTAGTCTACTGCGGCTTGTAGCCCTCGCATTCGATTCATTTCGTTGCGAATCGCTTTTGCCGCTTCAGATGCTCTATTAGCCATGTCTATTAAGTCCTTAAGTCGTTGCTCAGTGCGGCGATCATAATTACATCAAGATCCGTAGTGCCACTACCCCCGGATAAACTGGGGCGATAATACAAAGGATTCTCTGTAACAGCCTCCATGATGTTGCCCCCGGCTGTCGTAGCCGAGATAGCGTTACCTTGCGGGTCGGTTAACGTGAACCAGTTAGTACCGTCATTAGACCCTTCCAGTACGAGTGTGGCTCCTGTACCAAACGTACCACTAATCTGTACTGTTTTGTCGGCTAAACGAGCCATGGGTAACTTACCCGCTGTGCCCACCATCGTGCCTGACGTGTCCGTAGTCGTTATCGTTTCCCAGGTTATACTGACTACAGAACCGTCACCACTGATTACTGCGACTGTTGGTGCTACTTCTGCCATTTAATTAATCTCCATCACGTGTCGTTATGTTAATAGGGTACAGTACAGATCTAGCTGTCCTCCCAGATAGATTCTTAACGTCTTTTGCCTCATCTGTCTCGCTAATATGAGAATGATACACAACACGGCCAATCCGACCAGATGTAAGATTTAATCGAATGAACTTAGGATCACGTTTCAGCCTCAAGAAATTCTCTTTCGGTATTATTTTGTGCATTAGCCCATCCCCGGTATTGTTGGTCTGTATGGTTGTGCTGCTGGTACATACCCTTCGTCGTCCTCATTAGTCATTTGCTCAACATTGAGAGCGAGATATCTGAAGTTATCCGCGCCATGAGAATACTCATCATGAACCGGTCTAGCCGGCTCATTGGTGTTGACTGGTATCGATCGGCGATATCGTTTCAAGCACTCAAGTATCCTGGCACTGTTTTCTTTATCAAAAATACATCGCGGAAATATGGTACGAGCAATCTTGATTCCTTCCTCAACTCCGATACTAGGCGTAATCTTGACCTTCCTGCTGTGCGCTTGCATGATTTGCTCGGTAGACTTGCCTGTCTTAAAATCACCATGAGTACCATCATGTGGTAGGAAGTCGTAGCCCCAGTTATAATTCAGTTTCTTGATCTCAGCGATATACCAGTCTAATGTTTTATGGCTGTCTTCCAGACACCCGATAATGCGTACCTCAGACCGTAACCGCTGCACATAAGTAATGAACATCGAATCATTCCAACCTAGATCCCAAACAGTATGGACTTTCAACATCGGGTCATAAGGTACAAAAGCTACTCGACGTTCTTTGACCGCCTGCGCCACCTGTTTCGCGTATATCGCGCCCGCTACAGCAACTCTACACTTACCCTCCCAGATATTCTCGTAGTCTTCTTCTGGTTGAGTAGCTTTACAGTGCTGCCTCTCCATCTCCAAGACTTGTGGGAAGTCTGGGTTGTCCGTGTAATTAATCTCACGCACGCACGAATTGGGTGGGGGAGAAAGTACGAATCGTTTATACGTTTCGTCTGTGTCCAGTTCTGGGTTAAAAGATATCCAGATTTCCGAATTTTCTTTTCGGATCGTAGGAACTAATATGTCCCACGACTTCTTAGAAACGTTATGCGCTTCTTCGACCCAAACTAGATCCGTACCTTCGATGGATTTAATCGAATCAATAGTGTGTTGCGACAAACCACTGAATGTTATTTCAGAGCCGTTTACTCCACGTATCTCGGTTTCAAGTACCTGGAACAGACTCGACATACCCATAAGTTTGATCTGATCAGCCAGAAGTTTGTGTACCGACTGCTTAATCGACTTCTGAACCTCACGAGTACATAATATCCTGACTCGTGAAGACGCAGCCATGATTAGCAACGCCCTGGCAAACGACCAAGATTTTGCAGAACCACGACCCCCGTATGCGACTTTGTAACGAAATTCCCCGAATAAAAACTTTAGTTTTGATGGAATACTCGCATCAATTTCCATTAAGTAAATCGCACCTTGATTGCAGTTACTTGTTCTGCTTCTGGATTCTCGTCAATTTTATAAACTTTACGCTCTATCTCAATGGCCGTCTTTAATGCTTCAGTTAGCTGTTTGACGCTGGACACTCGGCCAGGGAATGCGATTATTTTGCGGTAAATCTCATTCAGCTTGTCGCCACGTGCATCAGGCTTGTGCATCAACTCCGCAAGATCCTCTAGTAAAGCTTTATTGTCGATTATTTCTTCCAGTTCTGACATAAGTTTCGTTGTCAGTTCTCTGGCTTTGGTAACATCTTTTCTTTGGTTCTTTTGTATTGCTGCACTTACTTCTGCGTTAGCTTTTACTACTTCAGTCTCAAGTAATTTTTTCTCTTTGGTAACCTTCTCGGATACTAAATCTTTGGAAACTAACGCATCAGCTTGAGCTCGTATCTTAGCTGTTAGATCCCTGATCCAGCCGTCGCGCTTTGCACGCTTATTTATCGCAGCATGAGTTATTCCGTTTTCTTCACCGATTTCACGCAGAGTTTTAACCCCTGCGCGATAATCTATCTCTATGCGTTCCCAGTTAAAGTTTGTCTTTCTTGGCATAAATACCCAAAGGACTAGTTAGTCTCATTCTTAACTTTTACAGTTTTAACTTTCTTCTTAGTCTTAGCACTAGACCCACCAAAATCTTTCACCCCATCGTACCAGATCCCTGCACGCCATTTCCACATACCTTGCGAGATAAGTAATTCATAGAATAATTTATCTGCGGGTTTCTTGTAATCTTTTACGTCTAGCAGCCCTTGCTGCATCAATCGGTACAAAGCGTCATGCACCAATCCGCCTATGAAAGAAGATTCAGTATCAATGGTCGGTCCTGAAGCACCATCCCACGCAAAACCTTTCTCAATAATCAGCGTACCGGTAGGCAGTAGCCGCACAAAATGTGTACGCACTTCTTTGCCGACTGTTAAACCTGTCTCAATCCAGAAGGTTTCTTTAGTCTGGTACTTAAAACCCGCTGTGTATTTCAACTCTTGTGACATTCTCATTTAATACGGTCCTGCTGGTCGTGGTGGTCTTTTATTCGATTTCTTTTTTCTTGGCATTAGTGTTCCCTCCTGAGTAAGCAAGCCATCCTACTCCTGCTCCAGATATTAACACTGCGGTATTCTCCACAACATCCATATGCCCTACTATCCCTGCACCTGCTGAAAGTAGCGCCAGGCGCTTTATCGCGTCCCAGGTTGCTGCTGGGTTATCGTAGATCAAATAGTTCTTTAATGTCGATGTACGGGGTCCTTTGAACCACGCTTCAATGTAATAATACGCCATCACCGCTGCACACGTAAGGAAGAATATGATCGTCTTCACGAATGCCGGTAACTCAATCGCATTAATATCCAATTAACCTACCCCTTACTCGATTTAATTCTATCTTCATCAACTCTATCACGCCAATCTTCTAATCGTGTTACGCGTCTACAGAGACCGGCTATCCCCGATCTTACCCCGCCGTAAACCGCTCCGGCTAAGAACACTTGACACACGATAAAGATGATCATTTCACTGCTAAACATTTGTAAGCGCACCTTGAAATAAAAAACCCCCACCAGAATCGTCAACTGGCAGGGGTTTTAAGGGAGAAACTATAGTAATAAGCATAAAAACCGCACTATAGAGTTTTAGCGTACCATATCGGCTCCACTAATGTCAAACATTTTTTATAGATCGTTTACTCATGCGGTCTACAGTTAAATTTTTACAGTTCAAAAGTCACTAAGAAAAATGTGAGAATAGCTCCTGTACATATTAGCCCTAAAGTCACGAACAAATCTTTAGACTTATTTACTTCATCCTTGTACCGACGCCTCCATAAAAGTCGTTTGTTTTCTGACTCCCATAACCGCTCTTTAAGATCCTTCACGACATCGTACCCACCTACCCAGTGCTTTTCCTCTTTCATAATTGCACCGCTACCCCGGCCAGCATCCCGCCAACCTTAAGCATATTCACCAATGCTTCGTGCTTCTTCTCCGCAGCAAGTAAATCTGTAACAGATTTATGTAGACTTTCGGCATGAGCTAAATACTCTTCAAGCTGCCATTGCGTGAACTCATCGTATTTATCCCAGTTAATCACGACAACCTGTTTGACCAATAAAAACTGGTACCGCAACTCAGTATAGTCCGTGAGCAATTGCCCCCCGGCTAACAGATGGATATTACTTGGAATGTCGCTCAAGACGCTTTTCCACTTGCCTCTGAACTTGTTGTACACGTTTACCGCATGAGTGACTTTTTGTAACTCAACGTCCGACAAATCAACACTCTCGATCTGCTCCACTGGCGTACCTGTGCGCATAACCGCGTCAATGTACGCCGTCTCTAACGCCATGCGACTGGTTGTTACACATGCTGTCAATACTGATAACAGTACCGCTACTATAATAATTTTCATGCTATTTCTCCTTTTTCAAAACTTTATCTAAATACTCCTGTTGCCTGTCTTCCTCGTATTGCTCGATTAGAAAATACTGGTCCACTTGATACTGTTGCTCGTAACTACGTCTCAATCTCTCCTGTATCTGGTGGTTTAAAGACGGTGTACTGGGCCGGTAATAATTCTCGTAAGAGTACGGATTGCTACTCGGCACCGCTGGCATGTAGTAGCTATCGTAAGCAAGTACCGGGGTACTCGCCAGGATCAGTAATATCAAAATTTTCATGGTTCGTTAACTCCTTAATAAGTAACGCGTGAATGTCAGGGTGACAAATAAACCCCCCACGGGTTTTATATAGGGCCGGTTTCTTTACGTACCCAAATCTTTTTACCCACTTCTTTTGGACACGCCTGTGATAATTGTATGACATGCCAGATTTTCTAACATGCTCTTTCACAGGCTCATCTGTATTCTCCACACATAACGGACTGACCTGTATGTTCACCGTGTTGAAAAAAGGATTTACGCCAAAAGAGTGTTCTAATAGCCCTCTCATTGCCTCGTCATGTTAGATGTGTCCTGCATATTAAGCAACATACGTTCTACAGAAGCCTCTGATAGTCGCTTCAGTTGCTCTATCGTCACTCGATCCCCTGTAGATAGACCCATGGCTTCCATAACATCGTCATAGATAATCGGCACACGAGTCCCGTTAGGGGATACTACCCAGTTGCACTCACCGTTATCAATTGCTCGTTGAGCCATTTCCTCAAACATTTTAGCTGAGTCCATAATCTTTTCTCCCGTCTAAAATTCTCACGATACATAAAACAAGATAAATTGTCAACCCCCTCAGTTACAGTGAATATCCAGGGGTAAATACAGTCCCTACCCCTAAAACCTTGGCCACCCTGGCCACCCTCTCCAAAATAAACACGTAAAATATTACAGGTAGGCCAGTAGTAATATATATACATTAATAATCATATACTTATATATATATTCTGAGTCATAGTTTTTCTGGTTAATTTTTTTGTTAATGAATATTGACTATAGGGTGGCCAAAGGGGGGTTGACACTTGGCCACCCTCTTGGCCACCCTCTCCTGGAAATAAAAGTCTTATAAAACAGTAACCTGGAGCCAAAAAACGGATAGGGTGGCCAGGGTGGCCAGGGTGGCCAAGGGTATGGTGGGAGATGGTTTTATATTGAAAAGTACCATGTAAAATTTTACAAAGAGAGTTAATCCGTGGAATATTGCACATTAAACATGTAAATTTTTACTTACACACTTGACACGTAATATTTTACAAGGTTATACTGTAGATTCTTGTTTGTTAAATTTTACATGTAGGGAGAAATCATGACTCAAGAAGAATGGGATGGTCTGCTAATCGAGTGTTTTCACTCAAGACCCGACGTACAGATGTGGAGACTTTACTGGGATTTCGATGAAATAAAGGGTTTAAAAAGGATTCATAAACCCTGGATGTATAGGATGACAGTGGTACGATTCATTTGCGACTGCCTACCAAAGTTAGCTGGCGTACTCTGGAAGACTAAGTTGAAAGACAAATACCGTATTGTGCGAACCCTGGCAAAAGGAAACATGGACATTACCCCTGGCGCCACGTACCACAGAGAAATTCAAGGTTTTCGTTATGATAGACTCAGGGATGACGCTACTCATACCAGGCAAAAGCTCACGCAGGATGCTTTAAAGAGAGTGTATCGTGTAGACGGGAAAACTGTTAAGTGACAAAAAAAAGGGACTGAAGTCCCTTTTCTTTTAACTAACCATATCCAGAAATTTCTCAGTTTGTTTTTCTCTAGCCGCAGTCCAAGCCACATCCCTAGCCGCAGTCCAAGCCACATCCCTAGCCGCAGTCCTAGCCTCAGCCGCGCTCCTAGCCTCAGCCGCGCTCCTAGCCGCATCACTAGCCGCATCACTAGCCGCATCACTAGCCGCAGCCGCATCACTAGCCGCAGCCTCAGCCGCAGCCGCATCCCAAGCCACAGCCCTAGCCGCGCTCCTAGCCACCTCTAATTCTTGTTTAGTAGCTTCTCCGTGAGCGTATTTCTCGGCAACGTTGATCGCTTCAATACTTCTCTCGTCTGTGAGTAAATGTTCTACCTGTCGTGTGCACCAAACAGCGAATAGCCGCCATGTTTTATCATGATCAGGTTCAGCGCGGCAACACCATAAAGCATCTTCTACTCCGTTCGATTCAACGATCACTGAGAATGGCAGCGGTTCGTCGTCTGCTTTAGTTTTCCCTAAGTGCTTCAGTAATTTCTTCCAGCCATCTTCACAGGGGCCGTGTTCTTTAATGCGATTTAATGTAGTAGTGATCATAGTTTTCTCCTTAACTAACCATCT